CACCTAGCATTCCTACAATCTCGGTTCCCAGTGTGTCCGCTTCCACTGGAACAGGATCTACAACTACTTCCGGCGGTGGAGTCTCATCAGCCGCATCGGGCGCGGTTCGCGTAGGCGGAGGCTTTACAGACTCACAGAATGCGGCTCGTTTAGCTGCTATGGGCGGAGGAGGATTTACGGATTCTCAGAATGCCGCTCGGATAAATGTGACAGTCAATGGCGCAATCGATGCCGAAGGCACGGCTCGCACAATCGTCAATGTGCTTAATGATTCCTTCTATCGTGGCACTGGCGGAGCCGGCGCACTTCAGGCCGTCTAATGACACAGTGGGCTCCAGAGTGGAAAGTCTTAATTCAAGGCATTGAATACACTGACGTCGTTCTAGCCAATCTTTCAATTACATCAGGGCGCACGAATATCTACACGCAGGCGCAAGCCGGCTATTGCACTCTCAATCTCATCAATCTTAATCTTGGCGCTATCACGGCCGAAATCAATGACGCAGTCTCGATTCAGGTCAAAGACACGGCCGGAGCTTATGTGCCAATCTTTGGCGGATCTATTGTGGACGTCGCCGTGACAGTGTCGCAGACTGGGTCAGTGTCAATTACTCAGGAAGTCACCATCACGGCTCTAGGAGCCCTCTCAAGGCTTCAGAAGGCCTTAACTCTGGGCGTCTTGTCTAAGGATTTCGACGGCGACCAGATTTATACAATTCTGGAAGATTTACTCGTCAATAACTGGTCAGAGGTTCCAGCAGCTCTTACGTGGGCGACTTACACGCCAGCGACGCAGACGTGGGCTGATGCAGAAAATACAGGGCTTGGCGAGATAGATCGTCCAGGCAATTATGAGCTGGCAGCGCGTGGATCTAATCAGACGATTACGTGGAATCTGGTGGCAGACCTTGCTACTTCCGGACTTGGATATATCTACGAAAATGCTCAAGGTCAGATTTCTTATGCCGATTCGACGCATCGTTCGACTTACTTAGCCACTAACGGCTATACAGATCTAGACGCTAATCAAGCTCTAGGCCGTGGAATTAAGATTCAAATTAAGGCCGGAGATATTCGCAACGACGTTGCTATCGTCTGGAAGTCTGGTATTGAAGAGGCTACCGATGCAGCTTCAATCGCACTCTATGGAAAACTAGCGCAACAGATTACGACTTCGCTACAGCACGCGACCGATGCCGAAGATCAGGCCAATTTCTATCTGACGTTACGAGCCCAGCCACAGGCATTTCTAGAATCCATCACATTCGCATTGACCAATCCAGAGGTCGATGATGCAGATCGTGACGCTCTTATCAATGTGTTTATGGGTCAGCCGATTTCGCTAGCTAATCTGCCGGCCAATATGCAATCTGGAAACTTCTTGGGCTTCGTTGAGGGCTGGCGATTCCAAGCTTCTTTCAACGAGCTCTCAGTGACACTTCTTGTCTCGCCACTGCCGTTTTCACTTCAGGCTATGGAATGGCAAGATGTAAGTGTCGCTGAAACTTTTAATACTCTCAGCCCTACACTTGACTACGCAGACGCGCTAGTCGTCAATTAAGGAGAAACGATGGCAAATCCAACTACCTACTTCGGCTGGGTCATGCCGACGAGCTCTTCGCTCGTTACGAATCTCCCAGCAGATTTCAACACATTTGGCCAAGGCGTTGATACGTCGCTGCAAGATCTACTCGGTGGAACAACTGGTCAGGTCTTATCTAAAACAAGCGGAACGAATATGGACTTTACGTGGGTCACTCCTACGGATCAGACACCACTAACAACTAAGGGCGATTTATTTACTTTTAGCACAGTCGATGCGCGTCTAGGTGTTGGCACAAACGGCCAAACACTTGTGGCGGATAGTACCGCTGCTACTGGCTTGAAATGGGCTACGCCTTCAGGCGGTGGCAAATTGCTTCAGGTAGTGAGTGCAACTACAACAAGTTCATATTCAAACGCCACGACAACTTTTACAGATGTGACAGGATTAACCGCAACTATAACGCCAACATTAGCAACCTCAAAAATCCTTGTGATGATTTCTGGTTCCTGCGCGGTTAGTGCTTCGGCAGTTATTGCTTACGCTGGTGCAAAATTATTAAGAGACGCAACAAGTCTTGTTGATTGGAATTCATACGGATTTATTTGGAATAATCCAGGTATGTTAAACCAAGTAAATGTTCAGTATTATGATTCTCCAAATACGACATCAGCAATAACATACAAAATGCAGGCAAAAATTGACACTGCCGCAAACTCAATGCTTGTTACTTGGCAATACATCAACAAGCCATCTGTCATAACACTCTTTGAGATTGGAGCATAATTATGTATAAGGATTACTTAGCAGAAGCAATTTGGAAACTACGCCCAGGTTCAGAGTTTTCTTTCAATGAGCAAGATTATTCAACAGTTAAATTCGACAAACTAGACGGAAAAGCCCCTACACAGGCTGAAATTGACGCTGCTATTGAACAAGTTAAAGCAGATGAAATTACTGCTAAGGCAAAGGCCGAAACAGACAAAGCAAGCGCAACGGCTAAACTTGAAGCACTTGGATTGACTGCTGATGACTTGAAGGCACTTGGGCTATAAGTGGAACACTTGACTAAGATTTATCCGGACGGCACTGCTGCACGGATTATCGAAGTCGCACTAGCTGAAGTCGGCACAGTCGAGACTGGCGATAATCTGACAAAGTACGGCAAGTTCACAAAAGCCGATGGATTGCCCTGGTGCGGATCCTTCTGCAACTGGGTCTTTCACACCGCCGGCGTCAAGATCCCATCAATGGTTTCAACGGCTGCTGGAGCTCATAAGATGAAAGAGCTTGGCCGATGGATTGAGGATAAGCCGCAGCTTGGAGATTTATGCTTTATGGACTTTCCACACGATGGCATTGATCGCATCAGCCACATTGGCATTGTGGTCAAGGTCGGCAAGACTAGCGTCCTCTGCATTGAAGGCAACACGTCCGGAGAAGGCGACCAGCGCAACGGCGGAATGGTGATGGTCAAGCAACGCTATATCGGCAAGGAAATTGTTGGTTTTGCTAGGCCAAAGCTTGTTGCTTATGCTGGAGAATATCCAGTGGTCGAGCCACTTCCACAGGCAAAGCCGAAAAAGGAGAAGAAGAAATGACACAATTTAAGGCACTCGCGGCATCATGGGCTAGATCATCAGTGGCCGGAATGTTAGCCGTCTATATGACAGGCAATACGAATCCAAAGGATTTAGCGATGGGGCTTATCGCTGGTCTTGTTCCAATGTTGGCACGCTGGGCTAATCCGAACGACATTTCTTTCGGTCGCCAGAAGTGAGCGTAGGCGAATGGACGGCGGTCGGTGGGCTTGTTCTTGCGGTGCTGACTGCCATCTATTCGTCAATGAGATTCATGGTGAAGTCGATCATGCGAGAGCTTTCACCGAATGGTGGCAACAGTCTCAAGGATCAGGTGTCTCGAATTGAGGCACGTTTAGATCAACTATTGCTGGAGATTGCTATCAAGAAATAGACACGCCGACGTCAATCTTGAAATTGTCGGCCATCGATGTCACTCTGTATCTGGGAGCATTCGACAAGGCTCCCACGGGAGCAAAAAATGACATCAGGTGAAATCGGTTTATTTTTGTTTATGTGTCTGGCCTGTATTCTTTGGTCGATTGTGAGCTACACAATGGGCTACAAAGAAGGCCACAAAGAAGGCTATCAACGCGGTCGAGCCGTAGGCCGTCACGCATCAGCTCAGGCGGTGGCTAAGTGAGCTTCTTAGATAATTATGAAGATGTAGCTGCACGCATTCAGCGATTCTGGGCTACCTATCCAACAGGCAAAATCCACACATCAATTATGGACGTCAATCTTGAAAAGGGCTACGTCCTAGTCGAGTGCCGTATCTATCGCAACTACGAAGATCAAGAGCCAGCAGGCATCGACTACGCATTCGGCAACGTGAACACCTATAACGTCCAGATGAAAAAATGGTTTATAGAAGATACATGCACGTCCGCGATAGGCCGTTGCGCAGGCCTAGTTTTAGGTACGGATAAGCGGCCTACGGTTCAAAATATGCAACAGGTAGAGCGAATCGATCCAAAGATTGTTCAAGATTCTGCCGTTGCCTATGACTACTGGAACACAAAGCACGGAGACGTGCCATCGTTTAAGACACGTGAAGAGGCAGAAGAGGCAGGCATTCCGACTCTTGGAGTAGCTATCGACACAATTAAAGAAACACTTGGCGGCGTTCAAGTAGCTGCTGCTCCATTGTGTTCTCATGGCCACATGATCTGGCGTGAAGGCACATCAGCTAAGACGAATAAAGGCTGGGGCGGTTATATGTGCTCCGAGAAGGTTAAGGCGAAGCAGTGTCCGCCAGCCTGGTACATGCTCGGATCTGATGGACAGTGGAGGCCACAGGTATGACAAAAAAACGCCTAATTCAAATTTTGGTGTTATTTCAATGCGTTCTATTTGTCGCGATGATTGTGATGGCAACACAATGAGCCGCGTGACTGAGATGATTGACGTTGATCTAATGATTGGCCGGACTCTTATCGATGGCAAAATCGTCGCAGAGTACAAAGTCGAAAACTGTGACAACTGCAAGCGGATTGAAATGCTAGATCGTGCGGGCTATCTCAAAGCCGTCGGAGGAGAGCCCGTATTGTGGTTCTGTGGCCAATGCAGAAAATGACAATCAGCGCGGCTGATGAATGGGCTATTCATAAAAGAGCCGTTGATGTGGTCTTCTCATACAGTGGCCAACTTGGAACGACGATGCGCTACAACTCGAAGCTAAATAATCACGAACAGGTAACGGAATACGCCGAATCTCTGGGAGCTGAAATGATCGTGGCCAGATACTTTGGCCTTGACTATGACATAAACCTATCGAACGGCAAGCGAGCAGCTGATGTAGGTCAAGGGCTAGAAGTACGCTGGACGTCTTATGTAGGCGGCAATCTCATCGTCTATCCGAATGATCGTGAGACTGACATCGCAGTGTTGGTAGTCGGTAAATCGCCTATCTATCACATCGCAGGCTGGCTTCCAGTAGCCTTTGCTAGGCGCAAGCGGTTTAAGAATCCGCGTCAGGATTCCTGGTGGGTCGATCAGGCCA